CTGAATCGCTATTCATCTTCATAATTGGAAAGTTAGTGCCATCATATTGCACATCCACAATAGCATTAGCCACATATTGTGTTAGCTGGAGCGCTATTTGTCACCTAATTTTAACGTACCTGAGCCAATAGACACGCTATTAACTTGCACATTTAAAGTCGATGCACCTGTATTTGCATTACTTGCTTTAAATTGTAAGCTTAATCCAGCAGTTAAAGATGTATGTCACAATGCTAGTTGGATAGTTAGCAATGTAAGCATCAGCTACACCTGTGTCAGCTATATAGTTTGAGTATGTAGCTAAGTCATTGGTTGCATTGGATAAAGTTGAGAAATCTTGATCTAAGATATACAAGGGAATTCGCACTTGTACTTCCCGCAAACGTATTTGGTATTGATATTGGTTTTGCCATAATTTAGAACCTTGCCTTAATTCATGTTGAATTCAATCGTTAATAGTATATCCCGGTGATGAAGATTGTACAGTCATTCCAAGATATTTGCCATATTGTTGTGCATCTGTTTTGTATAAATTATAACCAGGAGATGACCAACCGATTGTTGCGCTTACATTGTTTATCCAAGGAATAGTTGCACCTGCATTATTAATCCATGGAATAGATGCAACTCAAACTATAAGTACGACTTGCATCTATTTTCATTATCGTGACTGGTCACTGTACAACTTAAAGGTATTTGAACTAGATGATGTAGCCTCAATACCAATCTTCAAAGCTTGTTTATCACGAATAGGATCACCCATTGCATGAAGTGCAGATTGAAGCTGTAGTTGAAATGGTTGTTGTTGAGTTAGAATAAAGTTTATAAAGGTCAGTTCCTGTGGTGCCATAGATTAAAAGCTTGACCATCTTTAGGTGTAGCTGAAATATGTTTTAATGCACCTTGTGATGTAACAAACCATTTCTTTTCAAAGAACACAGCTTGAATATATCTTCCAGCACTATTCCTGTATATCTAAAATTAAAGGCAGCACATAAAGCATTTTGTAAAAGTACTCGACCACCAGTCACTGGATAGTTGTAATCAATAAATTCAACAATGCCATCAATAGCATCTGATAGTTTTGGTGGTAGAACCTACAAGAGCATACACACCATAGTTATTCATGAATAAAACTGATCTAAAGAATGGGAATATGGCATAAGGTAACTGAGTTCCCACAGAAGCTGATACGTTTGTGTTGTGAAATAAAGTTGTTCCTGCTGTGGTTACTCTTACATCTGAGAATACATTGATAGAATCCTCACCAAAGATGTATAAAAAGTTATTAGCTGAAAGTAAATTAACAATATTACTTCTAAAGTAGCATCAGTAAGTGAAACTGTGCCAGCAGATACGCTAGTAAAGTCAGAATAGTGAGCCTGCAGCACTGTAATAAACATTACGACCTGAAGCAATCCATACCCTACCACTAAAACGATTGACTCCTGTATTATCATTGCTATTAATAATAGCTTTAGCAGAAGCATTTGAGCCTCCACCGCCAGTAATAGTCACTGTAATATTAGATGTATTAGTGTATCCAGTACCAGGATTGGTCATAACCACTTGAGTAATCTTGACCACCAGAGATAATACCTTGAGCTGTAGCATTAGCACCACCACCACCAGAGATTGTGACACTTAAATTTGATACATTTGTATAACCTGTACCACCTGAAGTAATAAGAACAGATACAGTTCCTGTTTTAAAAGTAACTAAACTAGCTACTGCATTAGCACCACTGCCACCGCCACCTGTAAATGTTACGGTAGGAGGGCTTGTGTAACCAGAACCTGCTTCTGTTAAGAATACGCCATTAGATAGAACCTGTAGCTATGGTGGCATTGGCAGTAGCAGATGAACCTCCGCCACCTGTGATGGTGACTGAAGGGGCTGTGGTATAACCAGTACCAGAATTAGTAATAGTAATTAAAACAACAGTATTAGCTAACACAGTAGCTGCTGCAGTGGCTTGAGTGCCACCTGTTAAATTAGGTGCGCCAATAGCTATATCTGGTACAGAAGTATAACCAGAACCTATATTGGTCATGGAGATAGCAGATACACCACCAGAACCTTCTGTAATTGTACAAATTGCAGTAGCTTGAACACCATTGGCATCATTAGGTGCACTAATAGTTACTGCAGGAGCTGCTGTGTAACCAGCGCCACCAGATATTAAACCAATAAATCCTACAGAGCCTACAAATACTAAATTAGTACCATTCCAAGTGTAGTAACCTTTTGATGGATCAACAATTAAAGCACGCTCATCTTTCCATTGTGATACCCTCATACCACTATTTGAGAATGTAGAGCTAACTGCAACATTACCTTTTGTGTTAGTAGATAAATCTACATATTCACATCGACCATCATCTTCAAATGCTAATACATAGTCTTTGTTATTAATGTTGACTGTAAATAGCTGACTAACTGTATTTCCAAAAGCAACACTTTGATTATCTGAATTAGGTAATGCTTTTAAATTACCATAGCCCAATGGCATGAGGTTTTCAAGCCATGAAAACTCCATCTCATCAATAGCTGTACGATTGTTTTTAGTATTGATACCCTTGAACTGTTTAGTAACAAGGTACGACTTTTTCTGTTCAACTGCTGCCATAGTTTATAAAGTCGTGTAAGGGTCAGGGATTCGTCTAGTAAATACGCTATTAAGAACTGCTTGAGCTTGTTTAATATACTCTTGTTTAAATATTTCAGCCTCACCAAATGATTGCTCTTTATATTTAGCTTTGTAAGCTGCATAGAAAGCAACAGGTGAAGTGTAAGGATCGTTGATAGTATCTGTATCAGTAGCTGCCACTAATGGTTCTGGCAATATAGTTGTATCAATTTCTAGTTGATAAATTTGATCTGGCACAGGAGAAATAAATATTTGAGATTGACCATACACAGTAAATGAAATAGGGCGACCAATATAGTTTTGCCAAAATCTTAACTCAGCGTTGAATTGTGTCCATGGCATATATCTCATTGGGACACGCGTATTTCCCCAATAAAGATTAATGTTTAAAACATCAAGCGTTTGTATGCCTTCTGGTAGAGAAGCATAGTATATATTTTCACAATTACCTACATAAGTTAATCCTGCAGTACCATTTAAAAATTGTGTACTAGGAGGATAGTTAGAATTAGAAGCAGGATAAGCAGGGGGTTCAGTACCTGTTGTACCAGCTTGGGTAACTTGATATATGAAGATGTTAGAAAAAACAAAACTATTAAGAGTAACAGCAGTGCTAGCAGCCCAAGCTGTAGGATTAAGAGGGGGCGCTCCGCTGATAGTATCAGTTGTTCTTACCTTGAGTGGAGTTTGAGATATTTGGATTGTTCTTAAACATCCAGTATCTCTAACTAGACGCTCTCTAGCGCCATTAATGTAGTCAGTGAGTTCGCTATCAGTGTAGAAGTTTCCATTTGCATCATGCAAAAGTCGTCTGACTTCTGTAATATATCCTGATAGTGTCTGCGACATCTAAACTCCATAAATAATATAAGTTATCCAGCCACTTGGATTTTTCCCTTCTCACGTTTCAAAGGTAAAACCTTATCTTCATGAGAAGGTAATTTGTCCACCACTGGGGATAACAAGTGGTTGTGTTTTGGTGGTTGGTCTGTAATGACAAATTGCTCTAATCTTTTTAAGCCTTTTTCCATGTCATTTTTTGTGTGCACAAAACCAAGAACGCACCATGTAATCTTCTTTATTTGAATCTAAATAACCAAATATGTGAACGAGCAGCCTTTTCGGTAATTTTACAGTTTTTCCTTTAGGGAACTGTATGGTCTTAAATTCGTAATCGAACTCAAGTAAATTATCAGACTGATTCGTCACATACAAGGTTGTCATTTCTATAACGTTACAACGTCACCAAAAACAGTAATATCGCAAGTGCCATTGGTCACAGCAGTATTTACTAAAAGATATAGAGCTGGAGCTGTATAAACATTTGTTAATGTTGCAGCTTTCAAACCTAAATCTTGATAAGTAGTTGTGCTGAGAAACATTGGCTAAAACTACGTTATTGGAAACTGCGTTCGAAGTATTCCCATCATTGCTGGTGAGAATAGCAACGTTCGCAGTTGCAATAGTTGCATTTGCGTTAGCTACAGTAATTTGACGAACGATGTAAGCAGTACCAGATGTAATTGGTATAGTTGCTACGGCATTGCCAGTTGCACCTACTGATGCACCTTGCACTTTACCTAAAGCAATACCATCAAAACGATCTGGGTACAAAGCTCCTACATGATTCGCAATCATACCGTCTCCTTAAGCGTAAGTTTCATCAACGGCTTGTCCACCGTTGGTTGCTAATAATGTTACTGATGTGTTTGCTGATGCTGCCACCGCAAATACATTTTGACCGTCAGAAATAATAACACCACCAGTGTTGTTAGCTAAAAGCGTAGCAGCACTTGAGCCGTTATTTGCTGTAACAGTTACGTTAGCTGTTGGGTACATTAAGTACACGCCAGCCGGAATAACTGTGCCAGGTGTTGTGACAGCTGTAACAGTTGTTGTTTGAAAATAGGCACCTGCAGTGTTAGTGTTAGTACCTGTAACTAAAATCTTATTGGTTGCTAATGACATAACTTATTCTCCTTTAGATTGTTAATGAGTTATATCCAGTAACCTTAGTCATGGATTTTGGTTTAGTATTAACTAACTCAGCGATTGTAAGAACAGCGCCTACATAACCGATTTGCCAGTTTGGAAGTGTTGATTCAAATCCTGTAAATACAAATGAACCTTGGTCATGGATATACAATGATAGATAGTTTGTATTGAGGAAGTAAACAGTACCTTCTGGGCAATATGGGTCTGGATAAATTGGTACACCAGCAACCATTAATGCACGGAACGCAGCTTGAGGACCGTTAGAATCACCATCAAAGCCTGAGCCTGGAGTGATAACGTATTGCTCTTGACCTACATAGTCTTGAGCTAACAATGTCCAAGTACCAAATCCGCATACACCAAAGCTAGGCACTTCAGCAGAGTTTTTAACTGTGCCAGAAATGTATTGCAAGATGTTTTGACGGGTTGGGTTTACACCACCTGCTGCATATTGTTTTGATTGCCACCAAGTGTATGTAGAACGGTCAATATTACCGTATGTACCACTTGATGAAACCGCTGCAGGCAAACCTGTAAATTGTTGTGCGTTTGTGCTGTTTGTGTACAAGCTTGTTGCCATAGCATCCATCATTACGTTGGTTGCATCATTCATTCTAGCTTCAATCAAAGGAATGACTGCGGCATCTTGTTGAACTGCACCTTCCATACCTAGGAATGGAACTGGAGCAATCATCAACTTAAGGTTGAACTCAGCATTGTATGCGCCTTGTTGAACTGACGGTTGATTGAATGAGCCAGAATAGTCTGACCATTGTGCGTTCACAAATTGTGAGCCTTGTACAGGCACGGTTACTGAAGAAACACCACCAGAAGCTTGTTGACTGTTTGCAATCAACGCTGCCATCAATGGAGTGCTGTTATAAAGTTGTACGACTAGCTTCGGGATAAACGCTCTACGAGTGACGTAAGTCAACTCCGTTAATTGTGTTGAACCTGAAGCCGGAAGAATACCACCACCTATAGCCATAGTTTATCTCCGTTTTTTATAAAATTAATCCCCGTTACTATCAAAGACCAATGGGTTTAGGAGTTTTCCTAAGCTCATTAAGTGCTTTAAATGCTTCATCCCTTGCTGCTGCCACTGGATTTTTCTGATATTTAGAAAGATCAAACTTGGAACAAACGTGCTTGGGTTATAACTTGTACCTGGAGTTGGAGCTGCTGATTGCTGCATCCACTTCCAATATTCAGCTGCGGTTTCGTGACTAGGAATGTTTTTTTCTAACATTACTTTTTCAATTTGCTCAATGTCACCATCATCTTTTGCTAAACCTTTTTTAAATAGCGCTTGACGATTTTCATTAAGCTTATCTCTTGCATCACGCTCACGCAATTTATTCTCTAAACCTTCTACTCTTTCATAAGCTTTTGATACGGCATTTGTTGTCGCATCTTCAAATCTCTAATTCAGGGATTGGTAAGTCTGGCTTAGCCTTTTTAGTTAAGCGTAAAAAGTCCTTTCTAGTTTCTGGATTCTCTGCTAACTGTTTAGCTAAAGCAGCTAACTCAAGCGTTTGTTCATTTGACATATCTTCTAAAACTCATGACTATCCCCTTTTAAATTAAATTACTTTTTTACCGTCAGCTGGTTTTTGTACATTCATGCGGTTTTTAGGACCAGCTTTAGCTGCGCCATCTAAACCACCAAATTCAGCGAAACGTGGTGTATTTACAATTTGACCGTTTTGTTGTGTGTTGTCAGTTGGGCGTCTTGGTGCATCCAGCTGCTCTTGGTTTAAATAAATCCATTTATTACTCCTTAGTTGTCATTGGTTAAACAGGTCCAGGTGAAGGTGGTAATCCTTGCGGACCTGCACCCATACCAGGAATTTGTGGCGCTTGTGCCAATGCTTTACTTTCAGGCGTTGCGCCTCCAGCCTGAGGTAAAGCTTGTAGCATCTGTAAAATTTCAGATTGCTGCAATTCTTTAATACTATTTTTTCTTTCACCTACAACAGCAGTTAAAGACTTCAAGGCATTTAAAATCTTTTTGCCTTCCTCTGTATCACTGCCAATAGCTGAAATAGATTGTTCGAGTAAGTCCATAGCCATGCCAATATTAATTAAAGAAGCTTCGCGACTTCCCATTTTTGGTTCTGGTGTGGACATTGGTGATGCCATAGGAGGTGTTTCATCTCCTGACATTTGAGTATCAATAGGCTCTGCTTTAGTTTCTGCAGGCGTAGGAGTAGTAGATGCTGGTGATTCCATCATCTTAAGTAATTCTGCTGAGGGTTCTGCCATTTTTTTTCCTAAATGTATATTGCTAGATATAAACAATTTTTAAATAATTGTCAATATCTATACAATTTATTTGCACATCTTACGGCTTTTACGAGCTTTTCTCGCCATTTTTAATCCTTTCTTAAATAAGGAGGTCACTTTTTTAGAGAGCAGCCATACTCTTTTCTTAAAACCCACGATTATTATTCCTCGTGTAGCTTCTGTCTGTGGTACGAGTACCATAGTTTTTCATACCTTGCACGCGGTATTGTAAGCTTGCAGGTTGATCTTGTCTATCTAATTCTGCAGTTGAATATCTTGGTTGGTCTGCAGTCGGTGTTGTCATGCCTTCTTTAGCCATTATAACTCCTCCATATCTGTTGCTGGTGGCGCTGGACTAGGTGATGGTGCTTGAGGTGCCATAGCCATAAGTTCAGCTTGTTTCTCTTCATTTGCCTTTAACTTCTCTTTGAGCAATTGCTTCATAGGAGGTTCAAGTAAATCAATGAGACCCTCACGATCAATAGCTTGCGCTTTAAATAGATTAAATGCAAGTTGTCTTAAATCTTCTGTGAAGATTGGTGAGTCACTATGTGCATCTACTTTCACCACAAAATCTTCTGTAAATTGTGCAGGAATAAATGGCACTCCGTCAACATCTTTAAAGTGTGTGTCATCATAAACACGCATTATTTTTAAATAAAGTGTTGCAATTTTTTCTAGTGCATCTTCTACAATGATGGCACGTTTCTTAGCGCGTGAAGAGCCTAAGCGTGCTAATTGTGACGCATGACCTGCAGAACGCACACCTTGTTCACCACGACCAGACAATATAGAGCTAATACCAGAAGCTTCTGCAAACATAGCATCAACTTCATGGATCACTTCAAATAATTGTTGTGGCATATTAGGTGCTACACGTTCTACTTTTGCATTAGGTAAGTCACTTGCTAATAAACCACCTGCACGATTAAGTGCAAAGTTCTTTTCATCTAAGATGCCAGAGAAACCAATCAATGCAGTTGGAGGATTAACTTGTTTAGATAACAAGTCTAATATTTCAGTCATACGTTTATTTCTTAATTGTTGTAAGAAAACTAAACGTTGAACTTCAGATTGACCCCAATAGTAATCGTATTGTGGGTTAGGACATACTTGCACAAAAGGACACTCGCCTTTTAAGAATACAGTCTCACCTGGTCTGTCATAGATGACTACATCTGGATCCAGCAATAGTAACCACTTGATAGTCTTGAGTATCATCATTCCACACCCAAAGCTCATTCATCTCTACAGTATCTTCAGCTACACGCGCTTTTATAACGATGTGTAACCAGATAAATCTAAATTGACGTTACCATACATGGTTGGATTGGATTGTGACATCACAATTCGATCTAAACCTTCTGGTACTTCTAATCCTGTTTGATGGTAAGCAGAACTTACACGTTTTAAAATCTCATCGCGTTTAGGATGAGAATACAAACGGTTCATCAATTCAGATTTGGTAATGTAATATTTTTGAACTAAAGCCTCTTGTCTGTCGGTATAAGGTGAATCTTCACGCAATACACCTACATTTCCAGGCTCAATCATGTAAGGATGGATGCCACCACGATAAATAAGCTTCACAAAAGTGGTGTTGTAGCATAATGCCCATGTCAAAGCATTGCTAAACACTTGGTCACAATTACTATTAAGCCATTCATCATTAAGCGCTTTAGTGAGAATAGGCACTCGTCTAAATTCATCAGCTGGTACGGAGGCACCCAAATCAATAGAAAAGCGTGTAGTCTCTGCAGAAAATAGAAAACTGGTGAGTTGATCGATGTGAGGATAGATTTTATTGAAAATTGCAGGTGCTTCCTCTGGTCCTGCACCAAAAAGATAATAATTTCTTAACGCTGAGTAGTCTGCTTTACGTTCGGAAGCTGATACACCACATTTGTTGATGAGATCGAGGTAAAACTCCTCGCGTTTGACATTATCTTCTGGAATACGCATTATTTATCCACTTTTAAGTTTTCATGGTCTTGCATATAGCTTGCAGCGCGTGGTCCGCTTAAGTTTCCTGCATCTTGAGGTCTAAATCCTACAGATTCATCCCTTACAGGTCTTACAGCACCACCACTCATCACATTTTGCAAATTGTATTGTCCAGCATTACCCCACATCACAGCATCACCAGGTCTTGCCTCACGAGGAGGAGGTGCATTGTTGCGAGTTAAGTAATTACCTTGAGTTTCTCCCTCACGGGTGGACTTAATATCACCCATTTTAAAATCATTCGCTAGGTTGTCAAGCGTTTTATCGTTACGTTTAGTAGCAGTCAGACTTATAACTAGGTGCCTGTAAGAACACAGTCATTACTGTTTCAGTACATCCATGTGGACATTGAGGCTCAAAACCTTCAAAAAACCCATGCTCACTACACTTGTAATCATGCAAAACTGCCATATTTATCCCCTTTCAAGTTGTTTATCTAATGTGTAAAACGAATAATCTGCCTTATTTTTGATGCCAATATCCATTTTAATCTTGACCATTTTCTACTTTTAAGCCATATTTACGTTCATATTGTAGGTTTGGCTTCACGTCTATAGTCCACAAATCGTGTTCTATCTTGGTTCATCATCACTCTTACTTCACCTTTTAGCCATGATTGATAGCCTTTAGATACGCGTCTTTGCACATATTCTGACAAAGGAAGCTTATCTTCAATGAATACCTCTTGCAAAGTGCTAATGTTTAATCCACAAAGGTCAGCAAAGAGCTGAATAGATATGCCACGATCATAATCTTTTAAGAATTGTTTAATAATTCTATGCAATTCTTTTCTAGGTATTACATTTTGCATTATCGATTTCCATAAACACCAATACGTTTTAAATAATCAGATACGTTGCGACCTACTGCAATTTGTTCAGGTGTAAAATCATCTTGCTTACGGCTAATTTGACGTGTCACCTTTTGTTGAATTAATCTTGGTTGTACTTGTTCTGCAAATGCAGCTACAGCTAAAGCTGCTGCAATGACACGATCATCTTTATTGCGACCACTTGCCATAATAGAGCCACCATCACGCACAATCGTTTTCATCTCTTCAATGAGCTCCATAGAAAATATATCCATCATGCCACGCTCAAAATAATCTTTCATGTAAGAGAGCATACGTTCTTTAGTTTGAGAAGTGGTTAGCCAACCAATCGAATTACTCATACCACCTAAAGTATCATTACGTCTCCAGATATAGTTTTGCATAGAGCCATACACATTCATTAATTCTGTACCAATAGCACCACCCATAGTGGCTGCTTGTCTCTTTAAATTACGCAACTCATTAATGACTGCTTGTCCTGGACCATTCACCTCTAAGTTTAAAGTAGAGTTCTTATAAGCACCTGCAAGGTGAGCAATCACCCATGCAAATTGATAAGTATTTAATTCCGATGTCGCAAACTCTGCCACTTGTTCCAACCCGTCTGCATAAGCTCTAAAGACTTGTATACAGAAACGATCAGCCCAGTCAGAACTACCATAAGCAGGATCAGCACCAATAACATAATAAGCCGTATCCACAGGCTCTTCCCAAACTTTGAGTACACCCAAGCGCTCTGTCGATTTAAGTACTTCAGTATCTTGGAAATTAGCCCCCATAGAATAACGATAGGAATCATAGGTAAGCTTCTTAGAAATTTTAGCTGCATCTGTACACCTCGCATTAGAAAAATAGCTAGTTCCTGTCATCACAAAAGCATAATCTTCTGTAGGAGGGAACTCTTGGTACATTAAGGCATCATCTTTAATACCTTCATAAAGCTTCCAACGCCACCAAGCCATTTGTCTTGAGTTAATCTCAATGTCATACAATTTCTTAATATCTCGTGTCCACTCTTTTTCCTCAGTAGTGAGTTTGCCATCCCAATACACTTTGTAAATATCACTCTCAGGATTAATTGAATAAAACTGATTACGCCACCAACCACAGAAAATAGCACGTTGTGTCTTAGCTCGTTTAGCAGTGACATACATATCATGAAACATATTAAATCCTTGCGCAGTACTTTCAAACATATACAAACGCTCTGGATTGTTTTCAGCTAAAGATGCAATCAAAGATGCCAAGCCTTCCTCATTACCCCAAGAGGCTGTCTCTGTACCATGCAAATAAGTAATTGCCTTACCTTGACCTAGACGAGATTTATTACCAGCAATTTGATAAAACACACGGGAACGGTTTTGTAGAACTAATTGATTTCGATTGTGAGCCACTAATGGAATCTTATACTCTTTAGGCAACCCATCCATATACATGGCTAATGTTGACCTAAACATATCTCTATTCTCTTCAGTATCAGATACCAAAGTACCTTGCCAACCTGCATGAGTAAATTGCCAATAAAGATCAAGTGCTAAAGACACAGTGGTGATACCTGAACTGTCTGCCTTTAAGAATGACAAAAAAATGGATGTCGTTAGCTAATCCATCTGCAATTTGTTCCATGACATAAGTTTGGGTACCTAACAAGGTATCCATGTTTCTTAAACCTTGTTCTTTTGTTTCAATCTTTAAATTGGCACAAAAGCGATAAAACTGGTTTAGATTAAATTTCATTTAATCCCACAGAAGCATGGTATA